GAATAGTTATATATTATAAATGGTATTTTTCTCGGAACAAGTATTGAGGAAATTACATAAACTAAACCAAGAATAAAACAAAATCCGATATAATATGCCTTTTGATATTGATGAAGTTACTTTTGATGAGCTTGAAGACGAAAATGAATCTGAAGATCTTGATCAACAAGATCAATCAGAGGAAGATAATGTAGATCTAGATGAAGAAAATGCAGAAACTATTGATGAGGAAAGTCTACGGGATTCTTTTTCATCCAGTGATAATGAGTCTGAATCAACAAATGAAGAAGATGAGCAAGATGAGAATGTAGAAGATCAAGAAACTGAAGACCAAGAAGATGAGGAAGCTGAAGAAGAGGAAGAAAGTGTTAGAATTGTAGATGAAATTGCTTCTCAATTTGGAGTTGATCCAGAAGAAGATCTTGATGGAGAGCTTGATGATACTTTTGAAGATGTTACAAAGGTTACTCGAAAGGGGGCGGAGAAGATGGCACAAAAGGAGATTAATACTTTCTTTGAGCAATATCCTGATGTTGCTCAATATACACGATATAGAGTAAATGGAGGAGATCCTGATACATTTAGGGAAGAAGTTCTTAATTCTCCAGACTACGAAGATCTTGAGCTAGAGGGGAATGAGAGTACTCAAGAAAGAATTGTTAGAGAAAAGCTTCAAGAAGTTGATGGATTTAGTGATGATAAGGTTGATCAAAAGGTTGAAACTTATAAGAGTGGGGGTATCCTGAAGAGTGAGGCAGAAGATGCTAAGGATATTCTCTCCAATAGGCAAGAGCAGAAGAGACAAGAACTTATTGAACAACAGGAACAAGAAGCTAAACAAAGAAGAGAACAAATTAAGCAACAGCAGCAAGAATATCGACAGACTATCAGAGAGTCAAATGATCTTGCTGGTATGCAGCTTCCTGAAGATCAGAAAGACACGTTTGAAAGTTATTTATTTGATCCTGTAGATGAGGATGGAATGACACAGGCTCAGAAGGATTATCAAAATATGAGTCAAGAAGAAGCTCTATCTCTGTACTACCTTATGTTTAATGGTGGTCCAGAGAATTTGGATGAGCTAGTGGACAATAAAGCGTCTACTAAAAGGGCCGAACGATTGAGCGAAAAGCTCAAGAAGAATTCCGGTAGTAGGGATGTGAGTGATAAATCCGAACGCGGGAGTGGAGGCGGTAGAAAGAGGAATGAAGATGCTGACCTTTCAGGCTTCGACTTAGATCAGGCAATTGCATAACTCAATTTTCTTTTTCACTAATCAAATTTAAAAAGAAACTACTATGAGAGCAAGTAAGCAGAGATATAATGATTCACAAATGACAGACCAGAACAGTCTGGCTCAGGCTCTGCTGCAACATCCCGCTAAACTTAGCCGAACGATGGTATTTCTCGGTGGTCGGGAAGATAAGCGATTCCCTCTTACTATGTTGACTGAGGGAGTTGGTAATACTCGTAGCATTGATAAGTACGAGTATGAATACAATGTGATGGACCGGATTGATAGAACTCGTCCGGTTGATGAAACCCCTGCTAATACAAGTAATGTTGGAGCAGGAAATTCACGTTTTCAGCTTAAGTTTCCCGACAAGTGGTTTATCAAGGACTATGTAATTATTGGTCCTTCGGGTGTGCAGTGCCGTATTATGGAAGAGCCACGACCTGTTGGTGATGCATACGAGTACACTCTTCAGATTGCTAACAGTGATCCCAATGAAGTGGTGCCTTCTGAAGACCTTCAGGCAGGTGCTCAGTGGGGGCAGCTTTTTGCTCCTGTTGGTACTGATCACTCCAGAGGAAATGCCCATAACTTCTCCACACCTTCTAAAATCCGTCATAAGATCACGAAGGTACGGAAGAGTTATCAGATGGGCGGATCCGTCAAGGACTATGTGATGGATATTGAACTTCCAACTTCAAATGGGACGACAAATCTTTGGATGCCTTTTGAGGAGTGGCAGTTTATGCTGAAGTGGCGAGAAGAAATGGAGATGCTTTACTGGTACGGTGAGCAGTCTTACGATGAGAATGGTAATACTGTAATCCGTGACGAGAATGATCAGCCAGTAAACATCGGTCCTGGTCTCTTTCAGCAGGTTGTGAATAAGGACACTTATTCACGGCTAACTGAAGATAAGCTTCGAGATGTTATTGGTGATCTCTTCTATGGGATGACTGATGGACAGGATCGACAGGTTACGCTCTACACGGGTACTGGTGGTATGCGTGAGTTTGACCGTGCGATGAAGGATTACGTTGGAAGCACTAACTTCCAGATCCTTGATCAGAATAAGTTCATTACGGGAGATGGTAGAAATCTTACCCTTACGGGGTACTTCACTACCTATGAGCACGTTGATGGTCACACTGTCAATGTTGTAAATGTCCCTCTCCTTGATCACGGTCCTGTTTCTAATACGCGACCTAAGCACCCTGATACGGGATACAGTCTTGAGTCCTATCGTATGTGCTTTGTTGACCAGAGCAACTACGAAGGCGAACCCAACCTTCAGATGATTAATAAGCAGGGTGAAGAGATGAAGAAGTGGGCTGTTGCTGGTTCTACTGTGCCAAACGGATTCTCCGAATCTAATGGCCTAAGAGCCACTGATATTGATGGTGCTTCCGTACACTATCTCAAGACAAGTGGAATCCTGCTTCGCAGGTTTGATACTTCTCTTGATCTTCAGTGCATTGCTTCTTAAGGAGTATTGGAACAGTTAAGAGAATGCCCGGTGTGGTACTCCCACATCGGGTTATTCTCTGTTTTTTAACCAACTGATAAAATAGACAAAATATCAATTATGGATACTAGACACAAACGAGTTTGGCTTCATAGAGTGGAGCCTAAAAATGATCTTCCAGAGGATGTTCGGAAGAATGCAAAGCGAGTACTTGGAAGTGTTTTTAAGAATCGTAAACCACTAAAGGGATTGAGTAGAGATGAGGAGAAGGAAATTCTTCCTCGTATTATTGATGCAGACCCCGAAGATAAAACTAGATTTAGTGAGAAGGCTTCTAAGTATTGGAAAGAACTTAGTATTGATGTGCCTTCTGGTGGAAAGTCGCTAAATATCTCCACAAATGAAGATGGAGATCCAGTTTACCCAGAAGAATATGTAATGTATAGATTTGCACAGGCACATCCACAGGTTGCTGAAAGTCACAAGGTTGCTCAGAGAAATAGAAATAAGCTTTTTTGGATTCTTGATCCCGAAGAGGAGAAGAAGGAAACCAGAAGAGAAGTTGATAAGAAGATGGATGCTTATAGAGAATTCATTAAGGTAAAAGATAGTGAAGATAAGGTTGATCTAATGATGAGAGTCTTTGCTAATGAGCGACCGGAGCAAATTGCTGATTTTGATGAAAAGATAAATACACTACATAATGAACTTGAACAACGCCCAGAAGAGTTTATCGAACTTGCTACAGATGATGATCTTGAAAAGCAAGATTTTGTACTACAGTGTATCGAGCATGGTGTACTCCGCAAAGTCGGCAATCAAATCATGTACATGGATGAAGTGATTGGCGAAGGAATTGATGAAGTAGTTGCTTATCTCAAGAATAAGAGAAATTCCAGTACACTCTCCTCACTTAAGGCTGAACTAAAAGAAGCTAAGTAGTAATGAATATAGAGGAAATGCACGCCTCTGTCTTACTGAAGATTGATAAGGTTGGTAGTTATTCAACTGCCAATCTTATTCCTGGTGAAATTACTGACTTTTTGAATGATGCACAACGTGATTTCATCAATCAGAATAGACGTTTTTTAAGAGAGTATAATGATGAAAGAAGAGGTGTTGAAGCACATGAGGCTCTTAGAACTATTACAGAAGAAGAGGTAGTTACAAGTGTTAATGATGTAACTGATCTGAAAAGAGGGTTTAAATATGATCTAACATCACTACCAAATACTTATGATTACTTTATTTCTGCAAGAGCATATTATTCAACACCTGATCACTGGAAGACAACAAGAATTGTAAACAGAGCATTTATTAATGATAGATCTACTACACTCTATCATGAACGTCCAGTCTATTCTGAGACTCCAGTACATATAGATAATAGTGAGCTTATTGGACTCTATGATGTAGAGGATGCTGAAAAACCAAGTAAGCTTGCTATTAGTTATGTAAGAGAACCACAGGATATGTTCTTAGATCCTAATGATTCAAACAATAATGTAGATTCTGAGTTACCCGAAGATTTTCATAGGGATATAGTAGACATTGCAACTAGAAAGATTATTGGTTCTCTTGCTGGTCAACAAGGACAAAATCAAGAAAATTAATAAGCTTGAAACAAACAAGATTTCCTATACTTAAACTAGTAGTATTTTGTCCACAATTTATTATTTCAATCTTTTGTGGGCCCTCACTATAATAAAAATAAGAAAGCTTATTTAAGCTATGAAGTTTAGTAGAATTTTTGTTCAGAATACGGGTACTGCTTTTGAAGATGGTGGTACTTCTGATTTTAATAATCTTCCCGATCAGACAGTTCAGCTAATTGATACTGTTGCAGGAGAAAGTATTAATACTTCTGCTGAAGTTGGTAGTAATAATGATATTACTGACTTTAGTAGAGTACAGCTTGCTTTTCGTGATAGCACTATTGCTGACAATGGACTTGTTGAACTAAGTCCAGTTATTCCGGTTGGTGAGCTAGAAATGACTAATCTTTCTCATGCTAATCCACAACAGCAGCAGGTAACAGTTACTATTCCTAGTACTGGGGCTGTTGATAAAATGTTGACAGTTAAGATTACTGATCTAGAGCAGGGTCATCAGCCATTTAATCGCAGAAGCTATCAGGTAGAAGCTAAGTCCTCAGATACTGATGCTGAAGTTGCTCAGAAGTTTGCTGATGCAATTAATGAGGCTGAGGATCAGATCAATGGTTTTGAGGGTGCTAGTGTAAGTGCTAGTACTTCTGGTGCTGATCTTATTCTTACAGCTAATCAGGTTGGTGACATTTTCGATGTTGCTACTAGAAACTTTGATCCCTCCATTACAACCAACACAAATCCTACAGATGGAGTTGGTACGTATGAACAGGTATCAAAGTATGAGCAGAATGATCGCGGAACTCTAGGTAATTATGTTCAGAGTACTAATCTCTTGGGCAGTCTGCCAGAGGATCCAGAATATGCACATCCAAGTGGCGAGTATGATCTATTGACGTTCTCCTTCCCTGGTGATTCAGAGAAGGCTGTTAACAAGTCAATTGATTCTCAGCATTATATCGTTGCACTTGAAGCTGCTGTTCTTGGTAACGCAACAGAGTCTAGTAGTGACGCCAGAACCAATGACTTTGTTGAGTTTTTTGATCCTGTGATTGTATCGTAGGAGAATTAATTATTACTCACAATAGAGAGGAGGGGGAAACCCCTCCTTTTTTATTATCATCACTCTAGTTTCAAATAAGTGTAATGGAATTCGTCGAAATATTATATCTTCTCATTAGTGCAGTTTTTGGTAGTGCTGGTGGAGGAGGTATTGTCTACTGGTGGATAAAGAAAAGAGAACAAGATCAGCAACATGAAATTAACTTATCAGATAGATTTGAAAACAGACTTAATAAAGTAGAAAACGAGCTAGAAGAGACAAAAGAGAACTATAGGAAACTTAAGAGTAGAGAAAATAAGCTTGTCTTTCAGATTAATGTTCTCATAAAGAGAATAGAAATGCTGGTTGATAAGCTTGATGGATATGGTGATCTTAGTGAAGAAGAAAAAGAGCATTTAACCAATCTTCCTAAATTCAGAACTGCTGCAAATAGTGGAACCTAAAGACTATGTAATTCTGATACTTTTTACAATTGTTGTTGCTCAGGGAATTTGGCTATCTGTAGAAATTAAATCTCCTGAATATAGAGAAGAAATAAAAAGAGATTCTACCACTACCGTTCAAATAGATTCAATTCCACCCCCAGATACAGTCAGAGTTATAGAACCAGAAGTACAAGAACCAGATACAGTTATAGATAGTGTTGTCGTTACGAATATAGATAATTTTAGAACAGAGCCAGATAATGAATTAAGTAAATTCAGGAGATATACTACAAGTGTTACTGATAGTCTTCTCACAGGTACAATCAAGACAACTGTTCAAGGATATCTGGTATCACAAAACTTTCACTATACTCCTGAGTACCCAATAGTGGTGAATGTGAATACAAATACTACAGTGACTGAGACAGTTACGAGAACGCTAAAACCAAAGGGATATCCTTCTTTTGGAGTAAGGACAGCTACTGATTTTCAGTCAATAAGAGGTATTGAAGTCACCGGGTCTTGGACATTCCAGAATGGTAATAGAATTACCTACGGATATAATCCTGCTCTTAAATACCATTCTGTAGGTATAAGTTATAATCTAAGAAATCTATTCAGATAAGTATGGCTACTTACAACTATAGTAAGAAGCAACTTTATGACTTTCTTAATGAAAATACCGGATATGCTAAATGGGGAGCAAGTAGAATAAAAAAGAAATTTGCTTCTAATAATCTTACTGAAAAGGGTGTAAGAGAAATACAGAGAATGGTTAAAAATAATGAAGCATTTGAACCAGATGAACCAGTTCAATTTAATGATCCCACTATTGAGCAAGCATTCGATGAAAAACTTGATTCACTTGGATTGGAAAGGTCTGATGTAAAAAGCTATAAATATTGGGAAACACATGATGGAAAACCTAGATTCTCTATTGAACCGCATTCAGAATATCAACTTAATTTTAGTGCAATAGAAGATAGATTTTACAATAAGTTTGGTTCTATTTCAACTCCTGAAGTCAAACAACCCCCACTGAGTGCTACTGAATGCAATAGATGTGATGTACTTGGGCTTCATGATGCACACATTGATAAGGTGGTACTTGCAGATGAGACTGGATATGATACAGATGATACAATCGAAGACAATGTAGATACCTTTGAACAAGAGACACTTAAGCTTCTAAGACGATCCAAGAAAGACGGAGTTAATACTGTATTCATTCCTGTGGGTAGTGACTTCTGGACAGTTAACGATGATCGTAATACTACTAAAAGAGGAACTAAGCAGAGAGTAATTGTACCGTTTCAGAAATCATTTGAAACAGGTTCACAATCAGTTATTAGAATTATTAGATGGTCAGCAGAAAACTTTCATACAGTGAAAGTTCCTGTTATTTATGGTAATCATGATGAAGACCTTGACTTCTTTCTTGGAATGTTGCTTGAACAAGCATTTAAGACAACTCCTCATGTAGAAGTTAATAGAAGTCGAAAGAAAAGAAAATACTATCAGTTTGGAAATAATGGATTTATGTTTGCTCATGGATATAATTTAAAGACTAGATCCAAGATGCAAAAACTTCCAATTAATTTTGCTGAAGAAGCAACTGATATTTGGTCACAGACCAAAGGTGGAATTCGTAAAGCATTTCTTGGTGATATTCATAATGAGGAACAGTATCAGTTCCTTCGTAGTAAAGATTCTATAGGAATGAATGTTCAGTTTATGAGAAGTATTAGTAATAGCGGAAAATATGAATGGGATCAAGGTTGGACAGGTGTACCAAAGTCAGCCTATCTTTGGAGATATGTAGAAGATGGCTCAAAGGAAAGCGTTCAAAAAAATGTGTGGTGGTAAAAGTATAAATCCAATATCAAAATATTTATCTTAAAATATAAGTTATGAGTAATTTTAGAGATGCTAGAATTGATGATCAGGGTAGATTGTTTTCCACAATGCGCCCCCGGATGCGGGGCATCCCCACAGGTCTGCTTGCCATGCAGAAGGTCGTGGGTAGTACGCCACCTTCCACAGAGCTTCCACAAGCGCGTGGAATCGCGTGCAGCCACGTGCAGTCGCCTGTAGCCTGCGCCGTGCAGAAGGTCTTGGGTTATAATTTACTACATAAATTACTTTTAACAAATTTATTTTTAAAACAAGTAACTAATATATAGATCTGATTAAACAAATATAAAATAATTGACAATGGCTTCTGAAGCAGATATTAAGAAAGCACTTACACTTTTAGAAAGTCTATTAAATATTTCACATGGTAAGGAGTTTGATAGATTAACTTCTAGTAATACTCCTACAAATAATGATAAAACCTACTATGCTCTTTATGCAGCAAATGACTCATCTGCTGATCTTGGAGGAGGAACAACTGTAGTAAATGATGGTGATAGTCCTGCTGCAAGTGATACTATTCCAGCAGGAGTTACTATATTTGGAGAGTTTAAGGAAGTTGAGATTAGTACTGGTACTGTTTATGCTTATTATAGAACCTAATTAAATGCCCCCTAGTACACTAGGACTTGGAAATACACTTATAAAACAAGATACTAGATTACCAGGACTGTTAGATAAATACCCTGCGGACCCGCACTTCTACCTCAACTTCGACGAGCCGCACGACCTCCCTCAGCGGATCAAGGACAACTGGCAACGGGGCACCGAGGCGACGTATTGGGACGGCACGCAACTCCGCACCGCCGCCCCGCACGAGCCTCGCGTACAGGTCGATCCCGAGACGGGGGAGCGGTATCTGCTCGCGGAGCCGCAGCGGACGAACTCCATCAAGTACAGCGAAGACTTCACACAAAGCTCGTGGTATAAAGGAAATGTATCAGTACAGCAGGAGGGAGACATAGTTGGTGTTCAGGCCAACAAAATCTCAAACACTGTAGGGGACCCCAACCAAGTCCACAAGGTTTATGAGACCTATAACAATGATGGTTGGCACTCCTTTCTGCTGAAAAAAGATACGGCTCAATATATTGGAGTATCCACATCAGGGTCGTGGGATGGAAATGATGAGGGGAAGAATGCGGGAGGTAAAAAGATATTAGACATTGACCTTGATAGTGGGGCTACCACTACATATAGCACAAACTATCCATACTACACTTACGATCTTGGTGGTGGAGTTTTTAAGGTGTTTGTGTATGCTGCTGACCAAGGAGGCAACCCAAATAGTCGTGGCTTAGCAATAAATATACTAAACCAGAACAAGGATTGGAAATACGAAGGTGACGGGTCGTTAGGTGTATATGCAACCGCATTTCAAACAGAGATATTAGGTACGGACAGTTTGGACCCTTTCAGTGGGCCTACGTCTTACATTCCAACGAACGGCACCTATGCCACCCGCGCCCCCGACGACCTCTCCGATCTCCCGTTCGGCATGGAGAGCGGCGCAAAGAGCGTCTACTTCCGCATCGAGCAGGAGGCGAATGGGTACGCCCCCAACGAGGGCGGCAACGTCACGAACGCCGAAGCCAACCTCACGGACACTCCCGGCACCGCAGGGGGCGGAATGCTTCGCCCCTCGACGGGCATCTTGGGGATCTCTGCGAGCGGGTGGATCGACGCGGTGGTGAACAGCACCGACGAGGACTTGCAGGGCAACAGTACGTCAGACGTGGTGGATGGGCTGACCATTCAG